CTTTTTATTCATAAAGGGTACATCTATACGTGTGGTATCCGTAAATGAAGCTTCAATATCCTTATCTCGTGGTTTAACGTTTTCAAGTCCCTTTTTCATACTGCCTCTACCTCTTTCTCTTTTTCGCTTTGTTTCAGCTGGAAATATCTTTTCTGTCTCTCTAGTTCTAATATCTTCAACTGTTTCTGTAGGAGAAACTAAAGCTTCTGATTCTTCCGTAATACTATCCATAAAACCAGTAGTATCCATAGGTATACCAGTTCCTTCGTCATAACTATCCGTCAATTCTTTATCAACACCAAGTTCAGCAACAGTATCAGATTCTATTATAAACTCCTCATCTTTTGGACGAGGATCAATATGACTGACATCTAATCTTCCAGTAGGTCGCTCTCCCATAACAGCATCTATATCAGGAACAATTCCTCCCTCCTGCATACCTATAATTTCTTCTTCTTCTAAGCCACCACCCATATTTTCAGATGAAACAATTTCTTCTGTACGCTCTTTGGTTTTTACATTTTCTTTTAATTCCAGTTCAGCAACTTTCATCATATTTTTTGTAGCTTCAATACTTAGTTTATTCTCTTCTTTTGTTTCATCGGCATCATTTTTACTGGCTATAGTAGCTGCATCTTTCAAAGCTTTCAGTCGTCTATCTACATTCCGCTCTTCAGTTTTCGTTGTTTCTGTAATTGTCTTTTGATCTATATCTTTTTCTTCCAGATCTAGTTTACGATTTTCAAGAGCTATTTCAGCTGCATCTTTAACAGCTTGCATACGCAATTCGTCTTTTGAAATTTTTATTCTTTCCCCTTCCAGCATGAGACTTTGCTGTTCTACACTTTCCGCACCGCCTCTCATTGCTGCCTGTTGTTTATTAAATTGTAAGATTTCTTGAGCCGCTTCAGTAGTCAACTGGTTTACAATAGCCGGATCAGTCATAGCCTGTTGTTGCGGATCGCCCTGCATCATCTGCTGTGGATTATCAGCACCCTGCATCATCTGCTGTCCACCGATACGAACCAGACCTGCTATCTGTTCTTCATACTGCATAATCATATGTTCACGTATGTTAGCTTCCAGAACAGGAACAACGTTCTTCATCGGTTCACTTTGTCCTAACATTGGATCTTGAATAAAAGCTTCTTTAATAGCGATATGCGCTTTATGATCCTGTGCGGGAAAAGCCTTTATCGGTTTATTATCTATAACCGTTTTAATATCGGTTATCGGATCTTGTGGTTGCGGTTCTTGTTCAGGAACAATAAACCGCTGCGGATTCTGAATGTTAGCGGCGTGAAGAACAGCCATATGGACTTGTCGAATATCGTACATACCTGGTGGAGCTTGCTGTGACAGTTGAAGTGTCATCTGTGCCATTGCCAGACGATGTGAAGAGGAAGGCGTATTCGGATCAGAGACAGGAATAACGTCAATCCTGCCGTCAAAGTCAGATTTCTTTATCGTTGAAGAAATACCAGGAAGTTCATACGGATATTCATCAGGAAGGAAATCCTTGTTAATTCGAGACAGAATGCGAAGTTCTTCCTTTTGGCTGTGGTGAAGCCGTTTGTGGATTGCGCTAAAGAATTTAGCCGATGCTTCCAGCAAAGCAAGAGTTGTTCCTACAGGACCATAGTTGGTAGAATCGTTAACTACCTGTTCTGTAGTATCCGCGAATTTATGTCCCATCTCTGTCATTGTTTCAAGCAATTTATATAGAGTCTGGGAAGGCTCACGATACGGTAAATGAACAATTGCCTTGTTCAAATCCATACCCGTAGCATCTATTTCACGGAATTCACCAGGGGCTATTGGGTCATTACCCCCAACTGTTCTTACTCCACGAGCTTTGAATCCACCCGGAAGGTTCGCAAACTGTCCCGAATCCACCAAGCTGCGAAGTGCAGCCGTGGCAGACATCGTTAGGTTTCCAAGGAGATGGATCAAACCAAGACCGTAGAAACCAAAACCGGGGACAAACTTGTAATGGGAGAAGTACATCAACTTACTGTAAGTCGGATCGCCTTCTGCCCAGTTACGTCGAATAGAAAGAACTTTTTGAGACTCTTCCTCAACTGTAACAATGTACGGACGAGCAACACCGTTATCTGATTCAAAAGGTTCTGGTAAATCTATATAACAATGCTGTTCAAGAAGAACATATTGAGGATCATGGTCGGAAGAGGGAGAAACACCCATAATTGTATTTATCTTATCTGAAATAGCTGTCGCTTCAGGAACGGAAGCATCTTCCAGTTGTATTTCTCTATACATTCCTGCTGCCATTTCACGCCGTAAATCGTTAGGTGAACGATAGATAATATGTGTATACCGATCTGCACTTCTTAAATCACTGGCATAATAAGAAGCGTAGAACTGGTCTACAGGAACGAATTCAGAACAGGGTCGTTCCTTGGCTGCGTCGTAATAAATCTTTTTAAAAGCACTACCGACAAGAGGAAGATGAAAAAGCATTCTTTCGAATTCGTCAAAGAATTCGGGCATCTGCTCCGTTAACTGGTAGTTCATGTAGTTTTGTACACGGTTGGCTTGCTGTTCCTTTTCAGGATTAACGTTACCAACAATCTGTGTTTTAACTGGTCCCATAGCTGGAAAAAGTTCAATCGTTGCTTTAGACTGAAACTTAACTGCTGATTCAATAATAAGAGGAGAAACAGCCTGACACGCTCCTTCAAATGGTTCTGAAGCCTCTTCGAGTTTCAGACCGAGAAGATCAAAGCCACGCTCAAACGTCGATTCCCATTCCTCACGGGAGTCACGATCCGCTGTAAACTGTTCTATAACAATAGATCCGATTTCCACCAGATCTTCGTCGTCAATAAATTCTGCCAAGTTGACGTAATGATCCGACTGAGCCGCCATTAAACCTGCCGTCTCTTCAGACATGCTCATACCGATACCTTCTTCTTCTATATCGGCATCGTCTTCTATTTCAATTTCTATTTCTATATTATCTGAAATTGAAGATAAGGCTTCTCCGCTGGTACTGTTTTCCACACGGTTAATAGGCCCAACCATACTCTTTGCATCAGCACCAGTACTGTCCGATTCAACTTCTTCTGTTACATCAACAGCTTCCTCTAAAATTTCTGCCACGAATATCTACCGTTCCATTATTTCTTTTTTGTCGTCTTATTCTTCTTTTTCTTCGTCTTACGTAACCATTTTTTAATTATTATACCACCAACTACAATAACAATTACACCCATAATAGCTATACCCATATCAGGATGGGAAACTTTCAACGGACCAATAGAAATCATGGAAGGAGCCGTAGATGATTTCACTGGTTCTGTTTTGACAACTGTTTCTGTTTTTATAGAAGTACCGTCTCCCACTATTTTCTTGGGAGCTACGTTAGTTTGAATAACGGTTGTATTACCAGGATTATTCTTGATGTTAATTTCTTTTGTAGCCATTATCGTCTACCTAATACCTTGCTTTGCCCCATCCTTGAGGTCTTTCTTTACGTTTTTTAATATAGCCTCCCCTAGACATACCTGTTACACCTTGTATAACTTTTTTCTGTATAGTTGATGAAGGTTCTGTTGTCAATTTTTCTTGTAAAGATTTTCTACCTAATGGTCCTATTCCCGTACCTTTTTTAGTTTTTGGTATTTCAGCAACTTTAATTGAAGGTCTTTTAATAATTTTAGCCATCTTAGGTTTTTTTAAAGGTTTCCACTGTTCACCTTTTTTTATAGCGGCTCCTACACTCTTCCATATAGGTACAGTATATTTACTTACCTTTTTATAAGGTTTCCTTGGCTTCATCTTTATAAGTATCCTCAAATTTTAAGACAATATATTTACAAACAGCCTGAAAGTAATCACTACCGTTTTTATAGTCCTTTTGAACAGGACGAACAAGATCATGTTTAATCTTGGAAGAATCTACCATCCTTTTATAGCTGCACCAAATCCACGAGGTTTAACCAGACCACCTTTTTTATAACCTTGTTTCCGAACTACTTTCGGTGGATTTACTTTTGCTATAGTACGCTTACGTCTTTGAGGTTCAGTATTTAGTTTCTCTCGTTCCTCACGTACCCATCTTTTCTCAACTTCCCTCTGTGCTTTAGCATAGTTACGCCTAATTTTTGCATTACGACGTTTTATTTCTGCCGATACTACGGGAGCTACTTTTGCTGCTGATCTCGGCGCCATCGGATTAGCAGCCATATCGGATTTTAATTGGTCCTTTCTCCATTGCCTTTCAAATTCCCAATTCTTTTCGTTCTGTCTATATTTTTTCCGCTCTCTTTTCCGCTCTCTAGCCCTCTTTTCGCGCATTAATTTTAATGGATCACTAGCCATAACATTACACCTTCAGTTTACCTGACATTATGTAGTAAGACGGATTGGCACTATACATATCCGAGGTTATGCCTTTAACCATACCACCGTGTTTGTAACCTTTAACTTTCATTGCTTTTTTACGAGCCTTTTGACTAGCTGTTCCTGAACGAGCTTCCTCTGCTGGAGAAAGACCTTGACGATTCATTTTTGTAGAAGCGGCTTTCTTTTTAGCTCGTTTCCACGAAGGATGATCTACATCATAACCGTAATCTCGTTTTGGTACTATTTTAATACCCATATCTTAAAGCCTCCAATAACCTTTTCTTTTTGGTTTGTAAATATTACTATCTTCTTCCCCATCACTAAAGTCTGGATCGTCAGGATGGGTAACGTGCCACGAGTCTCTCATATATAATATTGCCATTACCATTGCATCCACCTGATCGTCGTAACGAGCGTTGGGAAAAGAAGTGGCTTCATCAATAAGATCATTGGCCCACGGTTTCATAGTAGGCAACCAAACACGTCCTGCTTCAAGAAAGGGCGTTGATGCGGTTGCTCTACTTACTTTATCACGATCCGGCGTATATTCCAACACTGGTAATCCGGCTCGACGCATATCCTGTATGAGAGACTGTCCCGATGCCTTTTTTTCTACAATGATAATATCAGGTTCATGTTTCTCGAATTCTTCCTGTGCAATAGATCTTAGTTCTGGATACTCAAATCTGCCCCGTACATTTCCCAACAGGATCAGGTTAGGTATGAACCGTTCGGTTCCGACACTATCTATTTCGTACTTTTCAAATATGCCCCACGTCTGCATGACAGAATAATCCGCTGTTGTCTTGGCCGAAAAAGCCGTATCGTAAGTCTGGATAACAAATTCACAATTAGGCGGATCTTCCTCCAGCCAGTTTTGAAACCAAGCGTATTTTATAATACCACCTTCTGCTGGTGTCGGATCTTGCATGTACAGGGACTGCCAGTACTTTGTCCCGTTGTGCTTTCTTATTTCGGTTTCGTCCTGTTTCAGAATCCTGTCAGGTTTCCACTCAGGAAAATAAGAAGTGTTAGGAGGCAGATTAAGAAGTTTAGCCGAATCGTCGTCAAGCCATGCGGGTATCTTTATAACTTCCCACGGAATGTAATATTCTTCTTCTACTTTTGTCTTGTCTTCGGTACTGAGCAACCAGCCGCATATATCATCTTCGTGATAGCGTGTGTTGATAATAACGATGGAACCGTTAGGCATTAGTCGGGTACGCAAACCTGCCGGATACCATTCCTTTACGTAACGTCTTCCGGCTTCACTGAATGCGTCTTCTTCTGACATCACATCGTCAAGGATAGCAACGTGTGCACCACGACCCGCAATCTGGGTCTTGACTCCTGCTGCGTAGTAAAAGCCGTTCTGGTTGGTCTGCCACTTTCCAGCTGACCGTACATCGCTGCGTAATGTTACTTCAGGAAAGATTAACTGGAAAATAGAGGACTTGATAATATCACGTACCGCCCGACCAAAATCGCTGGACAACTGATCCGAATGCGAGACAGTCAGGATTTCATGGTTAGGATGTCGGCCCATGTACCATGCCGGAAACAGCTTGGAACAGATCAGGGACTTTGAACTACGGGGAGGGAGAAAGACCATCAGTCGTTTTATGGTTCCTTCTTCGGTTTGCTGAAGCTTACTGGCAATCAATTCAATATGCCGTCCCATTTTAAAGTCAGCTATAATCATGGGAGAGACGGCTTTTATAAATGTCAGAAAATCATTCTTGGCATTTGCCATGATTAACGACATTAGTTCGTTTCGGATATTCTCCCTACTCTTTGTAGAAATCTGAGGAACAGGCATGTTTAATTTATATAAATTATCAGTTAATAGAGTCAGGACGATGGTACTGTTTTTCCATCATCATAGAAAAAAGGACGAATAGTTGTTGAGCTATAAAAGCTGTCTGTCCTCTTATGTCGTTCATGTTGTCATCAGGATTCCGAAGAGAAGGATGACAACATATCTGGTTATGAAAGCTTTCCAGAACAAACTGTACACGATCCGATAACTGCCACATACCTTTGGTTCCCAGAGCGTGAAAGGCGGGAATATAATCTACAGCCATATGC